ACGGAGAATAACTAATGGTAGATAAAGTAGAAGTACAACAGGAAGAAACAACCTCAGAAAAGCCTGTTGAAGAAACAAAAGTTGAGGAAACTAAACAGGAAAATGTTGAAACAACAGATAAATCTGAACAACAGCAACCTGAAAAAATACTTGGTAAATTTAATAGTCAAGAAGATTTAATAAAAGCTTATCAAGAATTAGAAGCAAAAAATACTAAACAAGCACAAGAAACTAAAAAAGAAGAAGGTCTTGAAATAAAACAAGATACTAAAGCTGAAGAAGTTGTCGAGTCTGCTGGTTTAGATATGGCTAGTTTACAAAAAGAATATGATGACAATGGCGAGTTGTCTAATGACTCTTTAAATAAATTAGCTCAAGTTGGTATCTCAAAAGATATTGTAGATGGTTATATTCAAGGACAAAATGCTGTCGCACAACAATTAGAAACAGAAATAAAAGGAATTGTTGGTGGCCAAGAGAACTATACTAGCATGATGTCATGGGCAAAAGAAAATATGTCACCAGATCAAATTGATGCTTACAACAGAATTGTAAATGGCAGAGATGTCGATGCAATTAAAGTTGCAGTAGCAGGTTTAAATGCACAAATGAAAACTGATCAAGGTGAACCAGAACTTATAAGTGGTAGACAATCTAATACTGTCGCTACATATGAGTCGTGGGCTCAAGTCACAGAAGCGATGAAAGATCCACGATACGGAAAAGACCCAGCTTATCAAGCTGAAGTACAACAAAAAATATCAAACAGTAACTTATAAAGGAGAAGCTTATGCCAATGGGAAAAGGAACATACGGTTCTAAAAAAGGTAGACCTAAAAAAGCATTGACTAAAAAGCAAAAAACTTTGCCGATGTCATTGCAAAAGAAAATAAAAAAGGCTAAAAGATAATGCCGGCTAAAAAACGTGGATTGTATGCCAATATAAATAGACGAAAAAGACTTGGTATATCAAGACCTAAATCTAAATCTACAATTTCAAAATCTGCTTATGCAAATATGAAAGCAGGTTTTCCTAAAAAGAAGAAAAAGAAAAAGTAGATGGTAGCAAAAAAGTATCAAAGCCCATCAGGTGGGCTTAATGCTAAAGGACGAAAAAAATTTGGTTTAAAAGCACCAGTTAGAAAAGGAACTAATCCTAGAAGAGTTTCTTTTGCAGCACGATTTGGTGGAATGAAAGGACCAATGAAAGACAGCAAAGGCCGTCCTACTCGTAAAGCGTTAGCTTTGCGTAAGTGGGGATTTAGAAATGCATCATCTGCACGTGCCTTTGCTAATCGTCATAAAAAATCATAGTTGTGTTTCCTATTTAGGAAGCAACTGCCTTAACATAATTAAAATAACTAAAGACCTTCTGCGGAAGACAATCTGGCTGTGAACTTATGCATGTGATGGCTTTAATTAACAATAACGTCAAAGGAGAAAACTATGGCAAACGCAAGCCCAGTAAGTGTGGGTAAAGTCAATGCCGGTGGTTCAGAAGACGCTCTGTTTCTTAAAGTGTTCGCTGGCGAAGTATTAACTTCGTTCGAAAGAGCATCAGCAACAGAGGGAGCTGACATGGTGAGAGCAATCGCATCAGGTAAGTCAGCACAATTCCCAGTGATGGGCCGAATTTCAGCGGCATACCATACACCAGGAACTGAGATCACTGGTTCAGATGTAAACCACAACGAGAAGGTCATTACAATTAATGATCTTTTAATATCTTCAGTATTCTTATCAAATATTGAAGAAGCTAAAAACCATTATGACGTGAGAGGCGCTTATTCTTCAG